ATATGGGATCTTCTCCAAACCGAGTATTTTCTCGTTTTTAAGTACTTCTTTGTGCATTAGCCAAAATGGCATATCCTTTACGGCAATTGGCCGAAGTTTAGGACAACTTTTCATGTTGTTTTTAATATAACTTGCAATCTTCCTGTCATTTTCAGGTCTTTCGGATTCATGATCCACAGGCAAGCCTAAACCCCCTAACCACTCTGGAATAAACCAGGGAATACCGGGATATTTCACTAAATTAACTCTATTATGGTGTATGAATTGTTTTTTTACTTTCAACCATAGCTCCTTGGGACAAGTCCGCTTTAAATCGCGGGAAATTGTACCTAAATTTTGTGTGGGAGCTCCACCACCATTATCTTCTGTTAATACTCGAGACCGACCAAACACAAGTCCTAGGTTCACGTACTTTCGTGCTTCCCAGATACCGGTTCTATGATCTTTTTGAAAGATCTCCGAGTTTATTGTACAGAAAGAGTTACTAAAATATGTCTTTCCAACACTAGATGAAAGACCGGCAAGTGAGCAGAACTGCTCCCAAACTGGACGTAAGCGTTTTGTTCCTCTGAGGAGACAATCATCTCCATTAACTAAGAGGGGACACTTTCTGCCCTTAATTTGGTAGACTTTTCCGTCTGCCTCTTCCATTGCCAATCTACACAAAGCAGCATTCGCTATACACAAAAAAGGAAATGAGACAATAGAACCCATCAACTGACCTTCAGTTTGATTTTTCTCTGTCTTCGAAAGACCTCCTTCCGAATTACTGCTATCAACAACAAAAATGTGTTTAGTGAGAGCTTTTAAAAACATGCTCTTCAACTCCACCATAAAATTCGGTGGGAACAAATCAAGATCAATTTGTTCACCAATACAAATCATCAACTCATCGAGTATAGTTTCACTAACCCAAGAATGTAATCTATTTGTACTGGACACATAATCGCCGGATACCACTTCGTGGTTGCCAGGCATACCAAATAACAACCGGTTCACATCGTCTTCCGTCACAGGACGTCCGATCAATTGAAACACTGGATGCTTCTTTAGCACACCCCACATCCACTTTTGGAATGGTTTTAAAGCTGTGTATAGGAGAGGTGGACCCTTACTTATTACCCTAACTTTTAAAGGCTCAGCTAGACCAACTGGTGCCACATAGGGCTTTTCAAATTGGGCAGCTGACCAAATCTTTGTATAGGTCTCTCTCCATTTCATTTTAAGGTCGGTGGGATCGACCATTACGCAAGTCTCAATATCGAGTTGTTCACCCCAACATTGATTCTCACAAGCATACAGATATTGCTCGTGTTTACCGAGTCCACCATAGTGTATCGCACTTTTTCCGAAGACTGAACAACTTCGAAAACCAAACTCTATACCAGAAACTCTTTCCCCAAAGAATCCCTGATAATAAAGCTCGCCAAGAGCTCCACACTTTCCTCGAGACCAATTATAATTAGCCGAGGTAGAGGGGAAGAAGGGTTCAAAAACATCATCGTGAGTAAAACACTCATTTTCGAAGAGTTCTGAAGTAGTCCTTCTCAAAGCCATTATAACCTTTTGTTTAGAAACAAAAACCTGATCAGATCGATCCATAGGGTTTCGTGTTTCAGAGTCGATGAATATCATCTGATCTGGCATGACCTTTGGTATCCCTGTTAATTCTTCGACAGTGTCATTTATTGACTTTTCTATCATAGAATCAGGAACACGTGGCATACCCTTTTTAAGGTATAAGGACGAATCCGTAAATTGCATAAACCTCTCATAGTCCTTCGCTTGAAGAGACATTAAAAAATTATGAGCTTCACCGCCTAATAAAGCATAAGGCATATTCATTAAATGAGTATAATCCTCAAGC